TTATATCAGTCAACATAAAAGACTAGGAGTGTGTGTATGCTAGAAGATGATTTCTATTGTACTATTAAATTTAAAGGCGGAGATGAGATCTTTGCCAAAGTAGCAGCAGATGTAGATGATGATAGAACTATGCTTCTTGTATCAAATCCGATTGTGGTTGAAGAAGTAAAGTTAAGAGGAACAGTAATAGGACATAAGTTTGAACCTTGGTTGAAGTCAACCTCTGATGATATGTTTGTAGTTAATATTGATGATGTTCTTACAATGTCTGAGTCAGAAGACATTGAAATGATTCTTTATTATCAGGAATATATTAGAAAGATGCATAAGGGTAACCACTCTCAAATAGACAGAAAGATGGGTTATCTCTCCTCTGTTCAGGATGCAAAAGAGGTCTTAGAGAAACTCTATAAATCTAGCTAAGGCTCATCTTTCAAAGGCAACAAACCTAGTCTAATGGTGTAATACAATTCTGTCAAGTATGTTGTCAAAGTTATGATTTGCTGTTATAATATATTCATTAATATAAATGATTATTATGCCCTTCTCTTATACTACTATGGCAAGACCTAAGAAGTCAGAGCACTATGTCAACAACAAGGATTTCTTAGCTGCACTAGAACAGTATGCTATTGATATTGAGAGAGCAAAAGAAAAAGGATTGCCCAAACCACAGATTCCCAGATACATTGGTGAGTGCTTCCTGAAGATTGCTAATCACTTATCATACAAACCTAACTTTGTGAACTATATGTTCAAGGATGATATGATCTGTGATGGTATTGAAAACTGTGTAAGATATATTCATAATTTTAACCCAGAGAAGTCAAAAAATCCTTTTGCATATTTTACTCAAATCATTTATTATGCATTCCTTAGAAGGATTCAACAAGAGAAGAAGCAACTTGAAATTAAAAACAAAATTTTAGAAAAGACAAATTTTGATGAGGTCTTTGACTCAAATGACCTTGACTCCAGCAATTATAGCGAGTACAATTCCATCAAAGATGCTGTCCATAGCAAATTGAGGAACTGATGCGAATAGCAGTTATTACTGATACACACTTTGGAGCACGCAAGGGTTCCAAACTGTTCCATGATTATTTTGAAAAGTTCTTTGAGGACATCTTCTTTCCAGCAATAAAAGAAGAGGGTATCACCACTGTGATTCACATGGGTGATGCTTTTGATGTAAGAAAGGGTATTGACTTTAAATCATTAGAATGGTCAAAGAGAGTATTCTTCAATCCCTTGAAGGAGATGGGTATCACCATGCACCTGATGTGTGGTAATCATGATGCCTATTACAAGAATACTAATGATATTAACTCCAATGACCTTCTATTGAATGAGTATGATAATGTAATTACTTATTCAAGAGCAACTGAAGTTACTGTTGATAAGACACCCATCTTGTTTATTCCCTGGATCAATGAAGATAACAGAGAAGAAACATCAAAGATTATCGAAAAATCAACTTGTGACTATGCTATGGGTCATCTTGAACTCAATGGGTTCAGAGCACATAGAGGGTGTGTGATGGATCATGGTGCTGAAGTAAATCAATATCAGAAGTTCAAAAAAGTATTCTCTGGTCACTATCACACAAGATCTGATGATGGTAAGATTTACTATCTGGGAAATCCTTATGAGATGTTCTGGAATGATGTGAATGATACCAGGGGATTTGTATTCATGGAAACAGATGACATGAGTTTTGAGTATATCAATAACCCATATCAACTATTTCATAATGTATACTATGATGATACTCCTCATCAGATGTTTGATACAACTCCATATCACAATAAAATTATTAAAGTAATTGTAAAATCTAAATCAGATTCTGCTGCCTTTGAGAAGTTTGTTGATAAACTATATGATGCTAAAGTTGCTGACCTGAAAATTGTTGAGAACTATGATTTCAATAAAGGATGGTTAACAGAGAATGAAGATGTAGAGACAGAAGACACCTTCTCAATCCTTAATAGATATATTGAAGAGGCAGAATTTTCCCTGGATAAATCACAGGTAAAATCCTTAATCGCAAGTGTCTATGAGGAAGCATGTGAGTTAGTATAATGTACATTATCACAGTAGCAGGCAAAGAAAAAGATGGAGCATATTCTGTAATAGATGATGAAGGAGAACAAGTCCTTTATATCTTTGAAGAAGAAGATGATGCAATGAGATACTCTATGCAATTAGAGGAACTTGATTATCCATTGATGCACGTGATTGAGATAGAGAGTGACTTAATGATTCATACTTGTGAGACACATGGTCACAGGTATGCTATTATATCCAAAAATGACATTGTGATTCCCCCAGATAAACCTGATGATAACCTTTAAGACTATTTCCTGGAAAAACTTTTTATCAACTGGGAATCAACCTACCACAGTATCACTAGATGATTCCAGTACCTCTCTCATTATTGGAACAAATGGTGCTGGTAAATCAACTATTCTCGATGCACTTACCTTTTCATTGTATGGTAAGTCTTTCAGAAAGATTAACAAAGGACAACTTATCAATACTACAAATGAGAAGAACTGTTTTGTAGAAATTGATTTTGTTGTTAATAATGTTGAATGGAAAGTAGAAAGAGGAATCAAACCAAATATTTTTAAGATATACAGAGATGGTAAAGAACTAGACCAAAATGCTTCTGCTATTGATCAACAGAAGTGGTTAGAACAAAATGTTCTGAAGATGAACTACAAGTCATTTACTCAGATTGTGATTCTGGGCAGTAGTTCCTTTGTCCCTTTTATGCAACTTCCTACCAATAGTAGAAGAGAAGTTGTGGAAGATTTGCTGGATATTAAAATTTTCTCATCTATGAATGAGATTGTCAAAACAAGAATGCGTCTTATTAAAGATGAGATCAGAACTCTTGAGTTAAAGAAAGAGAGTCTGAAAGATAAAGTTGATATGCAAAAGAACTTTATTCAACAGATTGAAAATCAAAGTAAAGAAGATATTAGTCACAAAGAAGATCAGATTAATAATCTCTTAACTGAAGAGAACACATTCATGAATAAAAATGAAGATATTAATAAAGATGTTGCTGTGCTTCAAAAGAGAATGACCTCTTTAGAGGGTTCAGCATCTAAACTTAGAGAGTATGGTAATATCAAGGGTAAACTTTCACATAAAATTAGTGGTATAGTTAAGGAACATAAATTTTTCTCAGAGAATAGGGTTTGCCCTACCTGTGAGCAGAATATTGAAGAGTCATTCAGGGTAAATAGAATTAGTGACTCTCAATCTAAAGCAGAAGAATTGCAGAAGGGTTATCAAGAACTCCTCAACGCAATTAAAAAGGAGGAAGAAAGAGAGTCTCAATTCCAAAAAATTTCAGGAGACTTAAGTAAACTTCTTAATGGCATTACTCAAAACAATTCTCACATCAATGGTTGTCAGAAACAGATCAAGAGACTGGAACAGGAAATTCAAACTATTACCAGTCAAGTTGCAAACAGAAATACTGAACATGAGAAATTAGAACAGTTCAGATCTAGTCTTCAAGATACCTTTGAGAACATAAGTGAGAAGAAAGAGAAGATTACTTACCTTGATTTTACATACAACCTCCTCAAAGATGGTGGTGTTAAGAGTCAGATTATTAAGAAGTATCTGCCCATCATCAATCAACAGGCAAACAAATACCTGCAGATGATGGACTTCTACATCAACTTTAAACTTGATGAAGAATTTACAGAAACTATTGAATCACCTATCCATGAAGACTTCTCTTATGCTTCCTTCTCTGAAGGTGAGAAAATGAGAATTGATCTTGCACTTCTCTTTACATGGAGAGAGATTGCAAGAATGAAGAACTCCGTTAATACTAATCTTCTTATCATGGATGAAGTCTTTGACTCATCTCTTGATGGATTTGGTACAGAGGAGTTCCTTAAGATTATTAGATTTGTCATTAAAGATGCCAATATCTTTGTTATCTCTCATAAAGAGGGTCTTGAAGATAAGTTTGATAATGTGATAAAGTTTGAGAAACAAGGTAATTTCTCTAGGATAGAACCATGAATGTTCCAAACTGGCAGCATCACTCTAAGAAAGAACAAAAAATGCATCTAAAACCAGAGGCACTCAGACAACGTAAAGAAGCATTACAGTTTTTAAAGAAAAAGTTAAGTGTAACCAAAAAGTCATTAAGTTAGCATACGATGACTAAATAAAGAGTGAGAGTGAGGAGGTTATTATGCATAATTTGGTATCCCATAATGAACTTGCATCTTGGAAGTGGGATGAAAAGAACACTTTGGAGTCAAAATATAACCAAGTTTCCGATTACTTCCAGTGTATATCAGAATGTGATATCGTAGACCATCAAGCAAGGAGATTCTGCAGACACATCCTAACTGAAGATTAAAAGTAAAACCCACTAGGAGTACAAGACCAAAGCCCCCTGCACCTTAAATAAGTGTGGGGGGTTGGTGCGTGTGCCACTTTTATAAGTGGTTGCAATGGGTTTCAAAACCTGCTGACTGCTGTAGACTATTCACATAAGCAAAAACCCAGATGGCAATCAACTACAGCACAAAAGCACAACTGGCAAAACTGCTTGCTACTGAGGACCTGATAGTTGAGAACCAAGAGGTCTCCACAGCACAGTTTAATGTTGAGACAAGGGTTCTGACTCTTCCTATGTGGAAGCGTGCCTCTAACAGTGTATATGATATGCTGGTAGGTCATGAGGTTGGACATGCTCTTTTTACACCTAATGACTGGTCATTTGAGGATAAAGTTCCTCAGCAGTTTGTCAATGTAACAGAGGATGCTCGCATTGAAAAATTGATGAAACGTAAATATCCTGGACTTCTTAAATCTTTTACAGCAGGTTACAAGGAGTTGGCAGAGCAAGATTTCTTCTGCATTGAGGATGAAGATATTGATGAGATGAATCTTGCTGATCGTGCAAATCTTTACTTCAAGATTGGTAAGTATCTGGATATTATTTTTACTCATGAAGAGAGTAAAATTATTGAGCAGATTGGTGATGCTGAAACCTTTGATGAAGCAGTGGAAGCAGCAATCAAGTTGTATCAATACTGTAAAGGTTCACAGCAAGAGAAGCAACCTATGCCTCAACCACCACAGTCTGATGGTCAATCAGGTGGTGAGCAGCAGGAACAAGTAGAAGTTCAAGCACCTGATGCTGATTCCTCTGGTTCTAGTGATGAGAAACTTACTAGCAAAAACAGTGAACCATCATCTGACTTGCAAGATGGTGATGATGGAGAGGAATCAGGATCAAACCCTGAAAGTAAAGAACCAGAGGTTCAAACTGATTCTACATTTGAGCAACAGATTGAAGACCTTTGTGGAAGCATGAATGGTAATGTAACTGAATATTTTGAGTTACCTGATTTTAATCTTGAGAAGATTATTGTTCCATTTAATGAAATCAGAACTAAATTTCAATGGGCAGAAGACATCTATAATAATGATGAAAAACAACAACATTATCATTGGGTTGATTCTGAGTACAACAAATTTAGAAAGTCTGCTGCACGTGAAGTAAACTATCTGGTAAAAGAATTTGAGTGTAGAAAGTCTGCTGATGCTTATGCACGTGCTTCTACCTCAAGAACTGGTGTATTGGATTGTTCCAAACTTCATACTTACAAGTACAATGAGGATCTATTTAAGAAAGTAACTACTCTTGCTGATGGTAAGAATCATGGATTAATCTTTGTCCTTGACTGGTCTGGGTCCATGGCAGAATGTTTGCTTGATACAATTAAGCAACTCTTTAATCTGGTATGGTTCTGTAACAAGGTCAACATTCCCTTTGATGTTTATGCTTTTACAAATGCCTATGTAACAGATGAAAATGAAGCAAGGGACCATATCTGGGAAGAGGGTAAATTTATCATTGATGGATCATTTAGGATGATGAATCTTCTTACAAGTCGTGTTAGTAAGAAGGACCTTGATAAGCAAATGCTTTCTATCTATAGAATGGTTTTTGGTTATAGACGCTATTGCTCTTATAACTATCCTGGTGAACTTTATCTTTCTGGTACTCCTCTTAATGAGGCAATTGTATCACTTCATAAAATCATACCTGCTTTTAAAAAAATGCATGGTCTACAAAAGACCCACGTATTTGTTCTGACTGATGGTGAAGCAAATGCAATGATGGTTGCTAGAGAGAATAGTTATGGTGGTCATGGTGGAAGGTATCCTATTGCAGTTCAATCTTATCTTAGGAACAGGAAAACAGGATTCACCTATCAATTCCAACATGAGTATTATAGATTTACACAATTGCTTTTGGAAAATCTCAAGCAAGAGAACAAAGATGTGAACTTTATTGGTATTCGTCTTTGTGCTCCTAGAACCATGAATGACTTCATCAGAAAGTATGAATATGTCACTGAAGATACAAATAAAAAAATCAAAAAAGATAAATTCTATGATATCAAAGACACTGGTTACACATCCTATTTTGCAATGCAAACCTCTGCACTAAACAATCAAGCAGAATTTGAAGTTGAAGAAGGTGCCTCAAAAGCAAAGATCAAATCTGCCTTTGTGAAGAATTTGAAGACCAAGGCACTAAATAAGAAAGTTCTGAGCAAGTTCATGGAATTGGTTGCCTAAGAAACCACCTCCACAACTGTCCCTGTGGGGGTCCTGGACCCCTATCCATCCTTTATAATTAACCTGTTGAACAAAACCACTATGGCACTCTCCACTGAATACGTCCTCTCCTCACTCACTAACCTTTATGGATCTGAAGTAGTTGCTGCTGATGTTCGTGCATGGTGTGCAATGAACAGCACCACTTATCAGACTGTGACTAAGAAACTTGATGATTACAAGGTTGGTCGTGGTAAGTGGAACCTGACTGTCAAGGAGAAACTTGAGCAGTCCTTTGAAGCACCTGCTGCTATTCCTGCTATTGAGCAAAACCTTATCCCCCAGAAAGATGATACCTTCGTCCAGTTTGGCAATTTTACTGATGTTAAAAAAATTGTTAGGTCCAATCTTTTCTACCCTGTCTTCATTACAGGACTTTCTGGCAATGGTAAAACACTTTGTGTTGAGCAAGCTTGTGCCCAACTCAAAAGGGAACTGATTCGTGTTAACATTACAATTGAAACAGATGAAGATGATCTTATTGGTGGTTTCCGCCTTGTTAATGGTGAAACCGTCTGGCACAATGGCCCAGTCATTGAAGCACTCCAACGTGGAGCAGTCCTGCTCCTTGACGAGATTGATCTCGCCTCAAACAAAATCCTCTGTCTTCAGTCCATTCTTGAAGGAAAAGGGATTTTCCTCAAGAAAACTGGCCAATACATTGCGCCCACAAAGGGTTTCCAAGTATTCGCAACCGCCAATACTAAAGGAAAGGGATCAGACGATGGTAGATTTATTGGAACTAACGTGCTTAACGAAGCCTTCCTTGAAAGATTCCCAGTGACCTTTGAGCAGTCTTACCCTGCTCCTGCAACAGAGCAGAAGATCCTTGAGGGTGTAGCACTGGATCTGGGTATTGAGGATCGTGCCTTCTGTAAGCATTTGGTTGATTGGGCAGACATTATTCGTAAAACCTTCTTTGATGGTGGTATTGAAGAAATCATCAGCACACGTCGTCTGGTTCACATCATCAATGCTTTCAGTATCTTTAACAATAAAGAGAAAGCAATTCAAGTCTGTATCAATCGTTTTGATGAGGAAACCAAAGCATCCTTCCTTGAACTGTATGACAAGGTTGATGCTGACTTTGTAATGACTGATTCAGTTGACGTCATCAGTATGGTTTGATATAATAACTGATGGTAAACTCTTGGTCATTACTTTACAATGAACTTTATGGAGATGAATCTATGACTATTGAATCAGCAACTAGTAAAGACTACAATGATTTCTGGGAAGGAGATGGTCATAGCATGATTGGTAACCATCTATTGGGTGGTATGTCTGATGATACTATCTGCTTCTCTAGTGGAATCAACGCTGCTGATACAGTTCCAATTGATTACTTCAATGGTGCTGGAAATGATCACATTACATTTGGTGGTGGAACAGACACAACCACTAACAAATTGAATACAATGTATAAGTATAATGAGGAAGAAATCCTCAAAGAGTTGAAAGATTATATTATTAGAACTTACAATCAGCACTATTCTGCTGGTGATGATAAGATCCAAACTCTTGATCTTATTGAAGCTTGTGGTGATGGTGAAGCATTCTGCAGATCCAACATTCTCAAGTATGCCTCTCGTTATGATAAGAAAGGCACTGCAAGACGTGACATTATGAAGATCCTGCATTATGCTGTGCTTCTGATGCATTTCAATGACAAAAATGCTGAAAATGAAATTTACCCTCAATGATGAAAATTAATCCCAACAATATGAAACTGTCTGAAACTACTGTAAATCTCCTGAAGAACTTTTCTTCTATTAATCAGTCTATTCTGTTCAAAGAGGGTAACAAACTGCGTTCTATCTCAGTGATGAAGAACATCCTTGCTGAGGCAACTGTTGAAGAATCCTTCCCCAAAGACTTTGGTATCTACGATCTGAACCAGTTTTTGAATGGTCTGTCTCTTCATGCAAGTCCTGAACTTGATTTCAAGAGTAATGACTTTGTGATGATCAGGGAAGGCAAGATGCGTTCTAAGTATTTCTTTGCTGATCCCACAGTCATTGTTGCACCTCCTGAGAAAGAGATTTCTCTACCCACAGAGGACATTTGTTTTGAACTTACTAGTCAGCAACTTGAAAAACTGAAGAAGGCAGCATCTATCTATCAACTGCCTGATATTTCTGCCATTGGTGAAGCAGGTGTAATCAAACTGGTTGCACGTGATAAGAAGAATGACACCTCTAATGACTTCTCAATTGTTGTTGGTGAGACTGATGCAGAGTTTGTCTTTAACTTCAAAGAAGAAAACTTAAAAATTGTCCCTGGTTCTTACGATGTTGTTGTCTCTCAAAAACTTCTTTCAAGGTTTACTAACCAAAACATTGATGTTACGTACTTCATTGCTTTGGAACCAGACTCCACCTTTGGTTAAGAAAGACTATGATGGACCACTTTATGCCCCCTGGCATAAGGTGGTTGCAGGAAGAATGAAAAGACAGTGAAACACATACTTTTTACACTCAAGGGTTGTCCCTATGATAAACTAGATGATGAGTCACTTATTCGTGCTACTCTAATTGGTGCTGCTGTCTTAACTCAGAGCACACTATTGAATGTGT